AGTATTAGGTTTTGATCAAAAAAGAAGAGGCGACCCTCCGCCAGGTAACCAAGCAGATACATGGGATCCAACTACAAAAACTTGGCTTAGGGGAAAGTTAATACCAGATGCTTCTACAGGAACATTTAAATTTAGTCAAGACATGGATATACCTACTGTTATAAATCAAATTTTATTAAACAGTTCGTATGCGGATGCTGCACTAGCACCAGGAGCCGCTGATGGTAACGGAATGGTTAAATGGTGGCGAATTGACACGCAAACTTATTATGTTGATACAAAAGAAAATATTCCTTATACAGGAACCAGTCCTAAAATATTTGTCTACAGAGTAGTTCCTTTTAAAGTACATCTTAGTAAAGTTGCAGGACCAAATATTAAAATGCCTGGATTTGATCAATTAAAAGCAAATGCAGTTAAAAGATACGATTATATTTTTACAGGAAAAAATACCGAAGTTCTTAAATTTAATATTGATTTTAGCTTAGGTTTTGCTAACTCTTATCCAGCAGACGGCTTCAGAAATTCAACAGACGTGGCAAGAAAAGAAGCTGCTGGCAACGTTGATGATAATAAAAATGTAGATAAAGATGCATCACCTGCCGGCGGAACAGCTCCAACAAGACAGGGCGAACAACCTACACAACAAAATTTAGCTAATACAGGATCGTCTCAAGACGGCAAGGGCGGTGGCGGTCAAGAAACTGAAGTGCAACGTATGGCAAAAGCATTCCACGACGCAATAACTAATCCATACGATATGGTTGTTTTAGATTTAGATATACTAGGAGATCCTTTTTGGATAGTTAACAGCGGCATGGGTAATTATACATCTAAATCAGTCGAAGGCGTTAAAGACTTAAACAAGGACGGGTCAGTTGATTGGCAAACAAGCGAAGTTGATGTGATAGTTAATTTTAGAAGTCCTATTGACATTAATCAAGTGACTGGTATGTACGACTTTAAAGGTCCAAATCATCAGGACATGACAAAAGATCCTAAAGCTGGCCCTGCTATAGGATTTACAGGATTGTATTGTGTTAATCAAGTTACCAATCATTTTAGAAATGGTCAGTTTAGTCAAAATTTAAAAGGCTATAGAAGAAACGGTCAAGAATATAAGAAGCAAGGTTCTGGCCAAAATGCGTTAAACAGCAAAGAACCGGCTGGGGATAAAAAAGGATAATAATGAGCGGTCCAAATTTCGTAGAAACAATATCAAATGAAGATCCACCAGTTCCTGCTGGTATCTATCTTGCTGAAGTTGTCGGACATCTTGATACGACCTACATGGGTATTCTTGATGTTCGATTACATCGTCCTGTTGGCAATAACAATTCTGCCGGGCAAACATATCCTGCAAAATACATGAGTCCGTTTTACGGAGTTACTCCACAAAGCACTACATCAGATAACGACACTTATGCAGACACACAAAAAAGTTATGGCATGTGGGCTGTTCCTCCTGATGTAGGTTCAACAGTCGTTGTAGTTTTTGTTCAGGGTGATCCAAAATACGGCTATTGGATAGGCTGTGTACCAGACGAAGGAATGAATTTTATGTTGCCAGGTATTGCGGCAACTCAACAAGTTGTTGAAGATACAAAGACTGTTGAAGGCGAACGTTTACCTGTAGCAGAATATAACAAAACTGTAAATTCAGGTAATCAGCCAGATCCAACAAAAATTAAAAAACCACAACATCCACTAGCTGAAATATTGTCAACACAGGGTTTAATTAAAGATGATACTAGAGGTATAACAACATCTAGTGCAAGACGTGAAGTTCCAAGCATGGTGTTTGGAATTAGCACTCCAGGACCTTTAGATAAAACTGGTCCTCAAGGTCTAGTTGGTCCAGACGAAGATCCAATTGCAGTTCCTGTTAACAGACTTGGCGGTTCTACATTTGTAATGGACGATGGTGACGATAAATTTCTACGTAAATTGCCAGCAGATGCAGGTCCACCTGAATATGCAAGATTAGAAAATGATGAAACTGATGGAGATCCGTCTATACCACACAATGAACTTGTGCGTATCCGTACAAGAACTGGACATCAAATATTATTACATAACAGTGAAGATTTAATTTATATTGGAAATGCTAAAGGTACAACTTGGATAGAATTAACCAGCAATGGAAAAATTGATATCTTTGCAGATGACAGTATCAGTATTCATACTAAAAACGATTTGAATATTCGTGCTGATAGAGATATCAATTTAGAAGCAGGACGTAATCTTAATTTAAAAGCCCTTAACAAACTGCATGTTGAAGGAAATGCTGTTGAAAGTCTTTCAACAACTTCAACTAAAATAACTAGCGGAACAACATCACACATTAATAGTAAAACAACACATTTAGAAACTGCTGGTAAAATTTATATGAACAGTAAAGCAAAAGCTGAAGAAGCTAAAGCTCTATCAACCTGGCAACTACCAACTCCAGAAGGTGGCGCAATAGAATCCATAATGGCAAGAGTTCCAACGCACGAACCATATCCACACCACGAAAATTTAAATCCAACATCATTTACAGCTGCTAAAACAGATAGAGATCAAGGAACTCAAGTTGCTATACCTAAAGCATGGAAATCTTACAGTATACTTAATGATACTTTTGATAAGTTGCTATCACCTAATCAAAATACCGGAGAATAATAATGAGTGCAAATGCAAAATTATATGATAAAATCGTACTAACCCCTAACCAACGCAGAGACTTAATTTCTCCAAAAACCTATAAAGGGTTTAGTACAGTTAGTCAAGAAACAGAAAATTTTTCTTTATACGATTTTCAGTTAATACAACAAGATTTACTAAATCATTTTCATGTTAGACAAGGCGAAAGACTAATGAATCCAACATTTGGAACCATTATCTGGGACTTATTATTTGAGCCGTTGACTGAAGAATTAAAAGAATTAATAACACAAAACGTAAACACTATTATAAATTATGATCCTAGAATTACAGCAAATCAAGTAATTGTAACACAGTATGAAACAGGAATTCAAATAGAATGTGTACTAACATATTTGCCCTATAACATACAACAAAGTATGCAATTTAGATTTGACCAAGCAAATGGGCTATTAATAGGATAAAGTACGCACATAATTTTATTCGATAAATATTGTTATATAGGATAAATCATGACGGTTACAGCTAGACAAAACAAACTTTTAATATCAGAAGACTGGAAGAAAATCTATCAGAGTTTCCGCAACGCAGACTTCCAAAGCTACGACTTTGAGAATCTGCGCCGCACAATGATTGATTATATTCGTCAAAATTATCCTGAAGATTATAACGATTATATTGAGTCAAGTGAATACCTTGCCCTAATTGACCTTATTGCGTTCTTGGGCCAAAGCATAGCTTTCCGTGTTGATTTAAATGCTCGTGATAACTTTTTAGAATTAGCAGAACGTCGTGAAAGTGTATTGCGTCTAGCACGTATGCTTTCTTATAATGCTAAACGAAATATATCTGCAAGCGGCCTATTAAAATTTACAACAATTAGCACTACAGAAAATGTTCTTGATAGCAATGGCCGCAATCTAGCAGGACAAATAGTTACTTGGAACGATCCAAGTAATGCTAACTGGTACGATCAATTTATTAAAGTAGTTAACGCTGCTTTACCTAAAACACAACAATTTGGAACCCCGGCAGATAGCGATACTATATACGGAATTCCAACAGAGCAATATACATTCCAAAGCAATACTACAGGAATTCCTGTGTTTGGATTTACAAAAATTGTTGCTGGTCGTTCAATGGATTTTGAAGTAGTAAGTACAACCTTTAAGGGAAAAACATTTGTTTACGAAGAATCTCCTAAACAAGGAAACCCAGTAAGTTGTATTTTTAGAGACGATGGTCGAGGACAAGGTTCTGCTGGTTCAGGATTTTTTATGCGTTTTGTCCAAGGAACTCTTAACACAGGTTCTTTTTCAATAACTCAGCCTAGCAACAATCAGTCAATCGACATCGACAGTCAAAATATTAATAATGATGATGTATGGTTATACAAGTTAGACACTTTAGGAAATGAAGTTGAAGAATGGACTAGCGTATCAAATTTTGAAGCCAATAACATCATTTATAACAGTCTTAATAAAAGTATTAGAAACATTTACAGCATAATCACAAGAACTAACGACGCAATTAGTTTACAGTTTAGTGACGGAACTTTTGGTGATTTGCCATTAGGTACATTTAGAACTTACTACAGAGTAAGTAACGGTTTAACATATACTATTAATACACAAGATATTCGTAATGTAAGTGTTAGTATTCCTTATATTTCAAATGTAGGACAGCAAGAAACTTTAACAGTTACAATGAGTCTTGCATCAAGTGTGTCAAATGCAACTGGTGCAGAATCAAGTGACGATGTTAAAGCAAATGCTCCTGCAACATATTATACACAAAACAGAATGATCACAGCTGAAGACTATAATATTAGTCCTCTTTCAGCCAGTACACAGGTTGCAAAAATTAAAGCAATTAATCGTACAAGTAGCGGTATTAGTAGATATTTTGATTTGTCAGACCCAACAGGAAAATACAGTTCAACAACCTTGTTTGCTGACGACGGAATTCTTTATAAAGAAGAATTTAAAAATAGTTTTAGATTTTCTTATCAAAATAAAACCGACATTGAAGGTATTGTTGTTAACGACATTTTTGACATTATAAAGAATGTAGATTTAAGAAATTTTTATTATGATAAATTCCTTAATTTTGTTTCAGGACTTGATGCTGTTTGGCAAAACGTTACTACTGATACAGGGTTTTCTTCTGGATACTTGATTTCTAAGACAGGTTCAACTATCTACAAAGTTGGAAGTTATACTTCTACAGATTTAAAATATTTTAAACCAGGCGCACTAGTTAGGTTTACTGCACCAGACGGTTGGTATTTTGATGTATCAAATAACAATGAATTAAAATATGGAAGTTCATCAACACCAGGCTCCGCATTAGCAATTTGGGCAGAAGTTGTTAGCGTTGTCGATGATGGTACTGCAGCCGGCGCAGGCGTGTTGAGTACAGGATTTGGTCCTATTACTTTTAACGTTAATGTTCCCTCAGGTATTAGCGGTTCAGGTGTAGCACCTGCAATTTCACAAATAATTCCAAAGTGGAGAACAGTAATCGATAGTAGTACTATTACTACAATGATTGATCTTATTTTTGCAAATAAACCATTTGGTCTACGATATGACGCTGTTAATCAAGTGTGGACTATTGTATTTGAATTAAATTTAGATAGTAAAAATGCGTTTAGTCTTGGCAAGCAAGGAGATCAAACAAATCTCCGTCAAGATGCAAGTTGGTTATTGTTGTTTACAACAGACAACGAATATTATACCGTTACTTCTCGTGGTCAACGTTATATTTTTGAAAGCGATGCTCAAACAAGATTCTATTTTGAATCAAGCAATAAAATATATGATAGCAAGTCAAATGCTGTTATTAAAGATTTGATCAATATCTTAAGCGTTAATACAAAACCAGATTCAACTTTATCATTTACGTATGATCAAGCCTGGGATATTGTTGCAGAATTTAGAGGTATTGACGGATACGTAGATACTAAAAAATTGATTGTTTCTTTTGCTGATACTGACAACAATGGTGTTGTTGACAACCCTGAATTATTTTTAAACATAGTAAACCCGCCGTCAATAACAGAAACTTCTTCATCTATCCTTCAAACAAAATATATCGTTCAAGAAAAATATCTAATCAGCCAGGGACAAGAAGATTATAGATATTTTGACAATAGTTCTCAGACCGTTTTAATTAAAGCAAGTAAAAACTATGTTAGTTTTTCAGAAAAGGTAACAGGTCAATATTTTTATTTTATTGATACAGATACTGTAGTCAAATACAATGCATTGTTAGCCGATCCTTATATTCCAACATTAGACTATAAAGTATTTTTAGGAAGGGACGGGCTAAGATTCCAATACATTCATAACGCCGATTATGATAGTAGAATTGATCCAGGAGCAACTAATAT